GGTTGATCTCACCGAACAGGAGCGCGCCGCCATGCGCGCCGCCATGCCACCCGTCGCCGAGCTCATGGCCGAGATCGGCTGGACCACGCCGCTCAACGCCCTGACCGCCGAACAGGTGCTGACGCTGATCGAAGCCGCCATCGGCGGCTTCCAGGACGCCATGCGGGCCATCGCCGGGCCTGGAGAGCCGGAGATCCCGCTGTGACCAACATCATTCCGCTCGACTTCAATCACCGCCCGAAGCCCCCCACCGCCGCGGAGGCGATCAATAGGCTGATCGACATGGCGCTGGTGTCTGAGAACGGCACCCGGCCGCGGCGCGACTATCTTGGCGGCTCGCGGCTCGGCGATCCCTGCGCCCGCCGTCTGCAATACGAGCACCTCGACCTGCCGCGCGATCCCGACACCAGCTTTTCGGGGCAGACGCTGCGCATCTTCGGGGTGGGGCACGTCTTCGAGGACCTGGCGATCGGCTGGCTCCGCCTGGCGGGTTTCGACATCCGCACCCGCGGGCGCAATGGCGAGCAGTTCGGCTTCGTCGTGGCGGGCGGTAGGGTCCAGGGGCACATCGACGGCGTGGTGGTTGCCGCACCGCCGGAGGCCGTTCTGCTCGTTGCCGCGCCAGCATTGTGGGAATGCAAATCGGCCAACGCGCGCAACTGGAAGGAGATCGTCCGGCGCGGCGTCGCTGCCGCCAAACCGGTCTACGCGGCGCAGATTGCGCTCTACCAGGCCTATATGGGCCTCGCCGATACCCCGGCGCTGTTCACCGCCGTGAACAAGGACACTGCCGAGCTCCACCACGAGTTGGTGCCATTCGATGCGGCGCTGGCGCAGGCCACCAGCGACAAGGCAGTGCGGATCCTGCAGGCCTGCGATGCCGGCGAATGGCTGCCACGGATCTTGGCCGAGCCGGGTCACTTCGAATGCGCCCGCTGCCCGTGGCAGTCGCGGTGCTGGGCATGAGCGCGGCTGAGGTGCAGCCGCCCATGCCCATCATTCCCGACGGTGCCATGGTCGCGGCCTATGCCGAGGCGCTGTTTGGCTATTGCGAGGGCTTCGTCGCCGTGCGCGCCCTGGCCGAGAAGGGCGGGCCCGACCGCGCGCCGCACATGCCCTTCATGCGCGCCGATGATGAACTGGCCGCCAAGCTGGCGGTGCAGGCGCAGTGGGCCGCCGAGGCGGGTATGGCGCTCTACGTCATTCCCGGCACGGTGGCGGCGCCGGGCGAGGCGCGGGCCGAGCACGTTGTGCAGATGCAGACGGTGCTGGTCGACCTCGACCACGGCGACATCGCCGCCAAGCGCGAGTACCTGCTGCAACATCTCGGCGCGCCGAACCTCGAGGTCGCCTCCGGCGGCGTGACGGTGGAGGGTCAGCGAAAGCTGCATCTCTATTGGCGGCTGACCGAACCCGCCGAGGGACCCGACCTCGCCACCGTATGCCGGCTGCGCCACGCAATCGCGGTCAAGGTTGGTGGCGATCCCGCCTTCCGCTCGGCGCACCAGCCGATCCGTATCGCCGGCACTGTGCACAGCAAGAGCACCCCTCGCCTGGTGGAGGTCCTCGCCTCGGGCGGCCCCGACCGCGACCTCGCCGACCTCGCAGAGGCGGTCGTCGCCATGCCGCCGATGCCCGGCGAGCCCGACGTGCTGCCCGATGCTGCGCCTGGCGATCCGATGGACTTCAACGGGGTAGGGGAACTGCGCGGTGATGTCACCGCCCTGTTCGGGCAGCGTATCCGCGAGGGCGGCGTCGACGGCACCACGCGCTTCGACGCGCTTTCGCGTGTGATCGGCTACTGGATCCGCCGCTGCCGCGAGGGCCACACCACACCCGCCCAGGCCTGGCAGGAGATCCTCGCCTACAATACCGCTCGCATCGATCCCCCCTGGCCGGAGGACCGGCTGCGCCACGAGGCCGAGCAGCTGTGGCGGCGCGATGCGGCGCGACAGGGCGCGGAGGCGCCCAGCCAGGACAGCTCCGCCGCGGCGCGCGATAGCTCCGGCGACGCCGGTGGCGGCGATGATGAGACCATCCCTGTGGAGTTCACCGAGGACGCGCTGGCCGCCGCCTTCAGCGACCTGCATGCCGAGGACTGGCGCCACGTCGCCCTGTGGGGTGCCTGGCTGACCTGGACCGGAACGCGCTGGGAGCGCGAGGGCACGCTGCAGGCCTTCGACCTGGCACGGCGGGTGTGCCGTACTGCCGCGAATCGGGCCAACAGCAACAAGGTGCGGGCGAAGCTGTCGCAGGCCTCCACCGTCGCGGCGGTGGAGCGGCTGGCTCGCGCTGATCGCCGCCACGCGACCACTACCGAGGTTTGGGATCGCGATCCGTGGCTGCTGAACACCCCGGCCGGGGTGGTCGACCTGCGCGCCGGCACCGTCGTCCCCCACGACCGCGCACTGCACATGACGAAAATCACCACCGCGGCGCCCGCGAGCGATTGCCCCAGCTGGCTCGCCTTTCTCGCGCAGGTCACCGGCGGCGACGTCGAACTGCAGGCCTATCTGCGCCGGGTGGTTGGCTACGGCCTCACCGGCGTCACCACCGAGCACGCACTCTTCTTTTTCTATGGCACAGGCGCCAACGGAAAGTCGGTGTTCGCGAACACGCTCACTGCCTTGCTTGGTGACTACGCTACCGTCGCGCCGATGGACATGTTCATGGCGACCACCGGCGATCGCCACCCAACCGATATGGCCGGGCTGCGCGGCGCCCGCATCGTCACCTCGATCGAGACTGAGCAGGGCAGCCGCTGGGCCGAAAGCAAGCTCAAGGCGCTGACAGGCGGCGATCGCATCACCGCGAGCTTCATGCGGCAGGACTTCTTTGAGTTCTCCCCGCAGTTCAAGCTGCTGGTCGCAGGCAATCACAAACCGTCCATCCGCAACGTCGACGAAGCGATGCGGCGGCGGCTGCACATGGTGCCCTTCACCGTCACCATCCCGAGCGCCCAGCGTGACAAGCGCCTGCCGGAGCGGCTCCTCTCGGAGCGCGACGGGATCCTCGCATGGGCGTTGCAGGGCTGCCTGGAATGGCAGCGCGTCGGACTCCGGCCGCCACCCAAGGTGCTGGCGGCAACAGACGAGTACTTCGAAGCTGAGGACGCTCTCGGTCGATGGCTCGACGAATGTTGCGAGCGCGGCGCCCAGCACGTCGAGGCGACGGCGGCGCTGTATGCGTCATGGAAGGCGTGGGCAGAGGCGAACGGTGAGTTCGTCGGCTCGATCAAGCGATTCTCCCAGACGCTGAGCGCACGAGACTTCTTCCCGCACCGCACTGCTGCGCTGCGCTCCTTCATTGGACTCCGTCTTCGCGACCACGCAGCCCAATCCACCTCATCCAACAGCATGGAGTTCTGATCGATGATCGAAAGGAAGGTCACGCCGGTGACCGATAATGACGGATTGACGCGTCACTCCCCTATCTATGCCCCACGCGGGCGCGCGCACGCTCAAAGGGGGTCTCCGGGAAATAACGCCAGAAGCGTCAGGATCGGTCATTCGAGCGTGCTCGCCTTGGACCTTGGCAGCACCCTCGGCTGGGCGGTCCGCCTGGCGGACGGCACCATCACCTCCGGCACGGCGACCTTCCGGCCTGGGCGCTTCGAGGGCGGCGGCATGGGCTGGCTGCGCTTCCGCCGCTGGCTGGACAGCATGGCCTCCAGCGCCGGCCCGCTCGGCAGCATCGCCTTCGATGAGGTCCGGCGCCATGCCGGCACCACTGCCGCCCACGTGTACGGGGGCTTCCTCGCCCATCTGACTGCGTGGTGCGAGGGCGCCAGTGTCCCTTACCAGGGCGTGCCGGTCGGCACGATCAAGCGCTTCGCCACCGGCAAGGGCAACGCGCCGAAGGACGCGGTGATCGCCGCGATGCGCGCCCGCGGCTTCGCGCCGGCGGACGACAACGAGGCGGATGCCCTCGCGCTGCTGCTGTGGGTGATCGACGCCCAGGGCTGTGTGCAGTGAGGATGCCCGGCTCACCAGCACTGCCGCGCTGCCCGCTTGGTCGCGAGCCGAGCCCGGCCACACCGCTCGATCTCGAGGCCATGCGCCGGCGCGTCTGGCAGCAGCAGGGAGTGGTCTCACTCGCGATCGAGGACATACCGACCCCTGGCTGCGCCAGGCGGTCCAGAACGAAGCCGTACGCCGCTGGGGCCCTCGGCAGCAGGAGAAGAATCATGGCCGCTAAGCGCAAGCAGAAACGCACCAAGACGCCGGATACGATGGGCCCGTCCCCATGGCGCCTCCAGCATGGCGACTTCACGCCGCCGATCCGCGAATCCGATCCCGAGACTGGGCGACCCGTTCAGCATCGCCGTGCGGTGGATACACTCGGCATGATGCTG